TCTCGAGTGAGAACGTGATGCCGCATTTCGGCTCAGTATAGGCGTAGGCTCGCAGGGCGCCGCGCACGTAGTGTCCGGCCTCAAGATCGCCTGACTCCTCGGAGATGGCCTCCATTTGCCTGGTGACGACCTCCGGGCGGTGCTTATTGCTTGCCGTAATATAGACGGAGTCCTGATACCCGTCGACGTCCGGCTTGTCCTCGTTGCCGTCGTGGAGGGGGGACACGATTTTTTTGGGCCACTTCGTCTTATCGGTGCCCCACTCCTTCATCGTTGCCGCCTTGACGGCCTCATGAACGATGGCGAGATCCGTTTTATTCGAGAAGATGAACGTCGCCGAAAACTTCGGCGCTTGATCTTTAAATCCTCGAGCCTGAAAAATCGCGGGGAAGCTTAGGCGCGCTACGGGGGTTACGAATCGACAAGGATCTTTCTTTGACATCTGGGTGCATCTCTTCTTTCAGTTGGTTGCAGTTTAGAACCCCGCCGCCGCGCACTGGGCACAATCGCCGCAGTCGAAGCAATCAGTCGGGGTGTTTTCTGGAACGTTCATAAACGCCCCAAAATCGGATAGAAGTTGTGCCCGAGCCTGCTCGGGCGTTTTAGGTTTAATGAAGCGCGCGCGCATCGAACTCGCCACGCTTGGCGTATAGGCGCTGCAGATGGACTTTGCGGGACAGAAAAAACAATGCTCGCCCGGCACGAGCGGCGCGTTCTTTCTCTCTGCCTCTTGAACGCCGACCTTGAATCGAATCGACCAGTCGGTTAGCTCCTCAATGGTGAGTAATGCCTGGCGTACGGGTCCTTCGGCGTGCGGAGCGTTGGGCTGAATGACCACCAAGGTGACGCGCTCGAAGTTATAGTCGTACGCGTGCGCGATGCCGAGAGCGTAGAAAATGAGCTGGGGGTTATTCTTGACCTCAACGGGCATTCTACCGTTCTTATAGTCTATAACTTGCAGTTGACCGAAGTGCTCGACGATCACGGCGTCGGCCGTGCCCCACATATCAGGGTGAATGTGGGCAAGACTACTTTTCGTCTCGGCAAGCAGCTCGTGTTTGGATTTGGGGCGAAGCTTCCAGATGACCAGAGCGGCATTTTCCGCCCGCATCACGCGCTCCTCTGGATGTTTAGCACGCAAGAACCGGGAGGTTGAGAGTTGCTTATGCACACCGTTCTTGAGAAATGATTCGAGGCACTCGTGCGTCAGGGTCCCCTCTAAGGCCGCAGGCGACTCTTTGTCGGGGGGCGCTTTCGCGCACAGAGCTATGCTGCCGGCGCAAGTGAGCCAGCGATGCGTACTCGAGGCCGAAAACTTTGCGTGCACCTTGGTGGGCATGAGCGTCATAGGGTTCCCCGTAAACGGAGAGGGCTCAACCGCTGTTGTGTGACGGTTGAGCCCCCGCCCCGAGGTATCCACGACCCCAGAGCAATTTGTTTTTAGATTTCGAGCGCCGCAATGATCTTGCCGTACTTCGAGACGTCGAGATCGTGCACCGACTTCACGCCGAATTTCTTGAGTACCTTCATGGCGGCCGGGCGGTCGTTCTCGGCCGCGTAGTCTTGCAGCGCCTTGATGACGTCCTTCTTTGTGTGCTCTGGCTCGGCGTCCGCGCCGTCGTCGCTGATCTCGTCGTCACCGAGGTCGGTATCTTCAACTTCGTCGGCGGCGGCGGCCTTAGCTTTCTTGCTTGCCTTTGCGGTGGGTGCAACGTCATCGGTGGGGGTGGATTTCAACCCAGCGATTACGGTTTTAAGGGCCGCGAGCTGAGTCTCGACAGACCCCATCGTTGAGTTAAGTGCATTGAGATGCGCGGCGGTGAGTTCGCTTAAGAGTTTTTGCATAGAGGGATTTTCCTTTTAGAGTTGGTCGGACGTTGCGCTTTTTCGCAGATTGCTCTCCAGGATTGCGCGGTCTCTGGAATTCTTAAAAACTAAAAACTGCTCGTGCACGGCGAACTCCTGACCGATGCGATCGGCGCGATCGGCGGCTTGAGAGTTTACGCCCGGTACCCACGACGGCTCGACGTGAAAGACGCGCGTCGCCTTGGTGAGCGTAAATCCGACTCCACACGCATCGACGTTGCCGATAAAAACTCGGTGCTCGCGCTTGGATTGAAACGCGTCGACCAGTTTCTGGCGCACGGCCTTCGGCGTCTGCCCGGTGATCACCAAGGGTTTGTACTTTGCAAGCCCCTTTGCGAGTAGCGCAACGACGTCGATGTGCCGGGCGAAGACGAGCGCGCTCTCGTCCGTCTCGGCCAGCTCACCTTTAATAAAGGCGACGGCTAAGGGCGCCTTCGCGTGCCCGAGTAATCTAAGGTAGGTGGCTTCGGGCGAGTCGGGCGCGATGGTCCTCTTAGCTAAATCCTCATGCGAGGAATACTTACTTAACATCTGCCGGTCGAGCTTTGCGGCCTGTGCAGGAAGGTCGTCGGCGAGGATAACGAGCTCTGACGTGCGGGGCGTGAGCTCTTTGAGAACGTCTGCCTTCTTGATCCGCAGCATGAACGTGCGCCGCAGGTTACCGAACAGCTCGGGGACGTTCGAGCGGCCTTCAAAGTCATACCCCCAACCGTCGTAAAAACCAGCGCAGTAGTGCATGCCGAAAGAATTGTACGACCTATAATTGATCGTCTCAGGCGCGAAGCGCGAGATGATCGGGTAAAGTTCTTTTGGTTTGCCGTTCGGGATGGGGGTGCCCGACATAAACGCAATGCGTTCGAAGCCGCGCAGTAACCCCCACTCGCCGGTTAGGCTCTCGGTGCGCTGAGAGTCGATCGTCTTATATCTATGCGCCTCGTCGACGAAGGCCATGGCGCCGGATCGAGCCATCTCGCCCGCGCGGTCCCATAGATCGAGGCGCGCGCCGAGCGGGTCGGCGATCAGGGAATCGGGCACGATCAGGATATCGGCCTCTTTAACGTGGTGGTCGATGCGGTCGTCTCCGCCATAGATTGCAACTCGCGCGTCGTGCGTGTTCCAGGCGCTGAGCATGATGCGCGTGTTGACGGCCAGGAAAGGAGGGCAGAAATAGACGGCGCGGCGACCACTAGCGTTAATAGCCAGAGCGGCCATGATTGTTTTGCCCGTGCCGGCGTCGGCTGCGAGATACGAACGATTGCGCTCGAGCATGAAGCGTGCGCCGTCGGGCTGAAAATGTTTAGGCGTCAAGTGTGCCGGATGCGGAATTGCGCCCGCATACGGCGTGACTCTTATGGATTGTGGCAACGGCTGATTCCTTAGGTGGAAAATGAAGCTAAATTGAAATTGTCCTTTTGTAAACTTTTATATTAAGATTTTTTAAAGGACGTAAAAACTAGATGAATTTATCGAAATGGATCGAAAAGAACGGCGGCATTAATAGGGCCGCCAAGCAGCTCGGGGTTAGTATCCATAGAGTCTATGCCTGGCAGGCGTACGCCTGCCTGCCGAAGGCTGCCATGATGAGACAGATTTTCGAGAAGACGCGCGGCGCGGTCTCTTACAAGGAGCTGGTGGACGAGTACCTGGATCACACGATGGCTAAAAAAGGGGCGTCAAAACGGCCGAGGCGCGTCCCTAAAAAGAAGCGTAAACCCCTGCTGAACGCAATCGGCACGCGGACGGGGATGCACCATAGTGCGGCGGCGCTCGCGAAGCTGGTCCGTAAGAGGCCCAAGCAAGATCCCGGCTTTTAGTTCTCTCCTTTTTAAACCCACCAACCCGAAAGAAAACACATAACTCATGACTGGTGAGGCGAAACGCTTACACGATTTAGGATTTGCTGTTCATTGGCTACGGTCGAAATCAAAGATCCCGGTCGAGTCCGGGTGGACGACGGGGGCGAGGGCTCCCTGGGCCGAATTAAAAAAGAAGTACCGCCCCGGCATGAATCTCGGCGTCCGCTTAGGTGAGGCATCGCGGCGGGTACTTGGCAGGCGTGGACGTGGACGTGAAAGACCCGACGAAGCTCGCCGAGGCCGAGGCGAAGCTGGCAGAGATTACGCGTGGGCAGTTGTTTCCGGAAGTGCGATCGGGCGGCGGAAAGGGGTCGAGGCATCTCTATTGCATTACACCTGAGCCGTTTAAGATGGTCACGGTCGCACGGCAACCCGGCTGGGAAATTTGTATCTACTCGGAGGGCAGGCAGATGGTGCTGCCGCCGTCGATTCACCCGGTGACCGGTAAGGCATACGCGTGGACGGTGGGCGTGGACGGGGCCGTGCCGACGCTTGATGTGGAGCCGTGGCGAGCGTCGTCTGGGGGTGACGCGAAGGCGGCGATATCCGTAGACGACGGGTTTGAGCCCGTCGATGTCGACGTCGTCACCTCTGAGCTACCTGACGCAACGGTGGAGCTGATCTTATCGGGCGGCGGATGTGTTGACCGCTCGGCGGCGCTGTACGGCGTGGCGACGGCCATGGTGAAGGCCCGCTTCACGGATGCGGAGATATTATCAGTGCTCACGGACCGCAGTACGTTCTTAGGGAAGTGCGCCTACGATCATGCGCAGACGACGTCGAGGGCGCGGGCGGCGGCCTGGGTGCTGCGCTATACGCTCACCAATGCGCGAGCCGATGTCTCGGCCGCGACGCTATTCGAGAGCGTGGTGGACGTATCGGATGACGCGGACCTAGAGGCCTTAGGCAGCTTAACGGTGCCGCGGCGGGAGGACGGCTATTATACGCGCGGCGAGAAGGGGAAGCTGACTCCTAACTTTGATGCGCTCCTGGCCGCCTATGCGGCCGAGCACCCGTTTAGGACGATCGCGGACATGAAGGAGGTCTTTACTTTTAATGGGACGCACTACGTGGGCGTGACGCCGATCGAGCTAAAGTCCTTCGCCGAGGACTCGTTTCGGCCGAAGCCGACGGACTCGATCCGCACCGAATTCCTGAGCAAGGTCTTTGCAAACTGCGTAACGCGCAGGGAGTTTTTTACGCGCACGACAGAGGGGAAGGTCAACTTCCGCAACGGCGTGCTGGATGTCAGCAGCGGAGCGGAGAGGCTAGTCTCCCACTCGCCGGAGTTTGGGTTTAGGGGCGTGCTGCCGTACGACTACGATGCGAAAGCCGAGTGCCCGGTGTTCGCCGAGTGGCTCAACGGGGTGATGCGCGGGGATGCGGATCTCGTAGCAATCCTGCAGGAGTATATGGGCTACGTCGTGCGTGGTGGGGACTATAAGTATCACAAGGCGCTCTGGCTCGGCGGCGTAGGGCGAAACGGTAAGAGTACTTTCGTCGACGTGCTAAAGGCCCTGATCGGCGTCGGCAACTTCGCGTGTATCTCGATTAAGGCACTCGTGAATGATCGCTTCGCTAGTGCGATGCTGGACGGCATGGTGGCGAATTTCTCTGAGGAGACGAGCCCGCAGGAGCTGGCCGACTCCGGGCCGTTTAAGAACCTAACGGGCGACGGGGAACTGCAGGCGCAAAAGAAGTACGGCGACCCGTACTTCTTTCGCAACCGCGCGAAGCTGATCATGACTTATAACCGCATCCCCGACTTGGCCGACTTATCGCGCGGGATGCTCTCGAGACCGTTGATCGTGCCGTTCGAGAAAATCATTGCCGAGAAGGCGCAGGATCAAGGCATTAAGAGGAAGCTGTTTCGGGAGCTGCCGGGCATCTTTAACTTCGCGCTGCGTGGCTGGCATCGCTTAGAAGATCAGGGGCAGTTTACAGAGAGCTCAAGATCGGCGCTTGCCCTGAAGCGCGTCGAGCAGGAGTCGTGCAACGTCTATCAATGGGTTGAGCAGTACGTCGGCGGCGTCGAGGGTTGGCACGAGGGGGTCGCCGAAGAGGTCGGTAACTTCACTCCGGGTGAGCTCTATACGCGGTACTGTAAAAGGGAGCGAAGGGCGTATAGAGCGCCTGAGTTTTTCCGCCGATTAAATAAACACCCGCTGATTGAGAGCAGACGAAAAAAGGTAAATGGGACTCGAATTTATCGGGGCTTGGTTTTGGAATTTTGATGGACAGATCGATCTGTCCTTGATCTGTCTTGATCTGTCCACAGAACGGGGGTGCGTTATAAAATAGAGGCTGAGTGGGGATTGTGGACAGATCAAGGACAGATCAAGGACAGATGTTTTTCACCACCATCTGTCCAGCGCGAAAGCGAGAATTTGCCTCGGAAAGTGAATGGGAAATATACTCTGTGGACAGATTGGACAGATCTTTCCTCTAAAAGTTTATAGTAAGAGATAGAAAGGGGGAAATAGAGAGAAATAAGGGGGTATATAGCGTATAGAGAGAGAGTAGGAGCAAAAGATCTGTCCAATCTGTCCACAGCCATTTTCGAGTATGTAAAAACAAACGGAAACGCATCGAATGGGAAAACGAAAAAGCCGAATTATTAAACAAGATGGTGGGGTGAATTCAAAGCAGCGACAACAACTCGCGTCCGCCATCCGGCAGGTGTGGAGTTGGTCGCACGCGAGAAAGATTTGCATAGCGAGGGCAACCGATGACGAGGGTTTTGGGCGTTGTGAGATTTGTAAAAAGAAAGTGCCGAGACTGTTCGCGGACCATATTGAGGCATGCGGGGATTTGTTGGAAGAGGGTTATCTGTCCAGAATGTTCCGCCCTTCGACAGCTCTCCAGGCTCTCTGCAAAAAATGCCACGACGCTAAAACCAGAATGGAACGAAAACGAAATGCTGAAGGATTCTGAAGCGCAGCTTGGGTCGTTCGAGCGCAAAGAGTACGAAAGGCTCCAGCCGATAAAAGTCGACGATGGGGGCGAGGCGCTGATACATAGGCATTGTTTAAGATGCGAGAAGGCGTTTTGCGCGCAGGGGCCCTACCAGCGGCTTTGTTATACTTGCCGCAAGGCGTAATAAATTTCTACTTGCACGAAAGCGAATTGGATGGTTTGCTTTGAGTCTAGCAACCCCACTTTTCTTGACTGGAGAAACTTCTCGCATGGCGAAAGCCCCGGTACCGAAGCCTAAGTTTAATCCCGCTCGTGCGCCAGAGGGCCTGGAGGCCGCAGAGCCGCAAACCGCTGACGAGTCCAATCCCGCTGCTCAACGCGCAAGATCGTACAAAGGCTCCGAGCAAGTTGACCACGATTTGTTCAAGTTAGAAAACGCGCTGCTCAAGCGCGATTTGTCTTACGGCGGCGACGCCCCGCTCATCGACCACATCACGCATTCTCACCACTTCCACACGGTGGACTCAAACGGTCGAAAGCTCGAAACGTCGACGTCCGTCGGTGGGCATTTCCACCCGGTCACGGTCAAGATGTCTGAGAGCGGCGTACCCGAAATTACGGTCGGCCCGGCCATGAAATGGGTCACCAAGCTTCACGGTAAGCGTCGGACCAAGGTCATGTTGCCTGTTGCGTTCGACGGCTCGGATGACGACGGAAACCCCATCGTCGACAACCACACGCACAAGGTGAGTTACCTTGGGTCCGAGAAAGTCACGGTGAGGCAACCTTCGCTTGAAGCGGCTAAGTACACCTCGGCGCTGAGCATGCGGCGTGAAGTGACGGTTGAGGGCGTGCAGGCCAAATGAGCGATGACCTCCGCGCGCTCGTTACCGACACGTTTCGGGCCACGATTAAGAACGGCGACTACCCACCCGATCTGAAATCGTTTCTGCTCAAGCACGAGAGGCGCGCCAAGTTTTTTAACAACTTGGTGACTGAGTTTACAAATCCAAAGCTCAAGAATCTCACACGTGAAAAGATTGAGAGCATGGTGCGGGAGACCACTGAGATTTTCGTTCTCGCGGCCAAGCGCAGAGCCGACGAGTTGAATATGAGTAAGATCAAGCAGGGAATGATTAAAGCGGCAGAGAGTAAAAAAGCAGAGATGCGCAAACTCAGTGAGGTCATGGATGCTCGGGAGAAAGAAAATGTCACCCAAGATAAAGCGGGTAACGAAACGAGCACGAGCACGATCGATTACGACCATACGTTCGTCTAGTGGCGGCAATGATGTGCGCGCAGTCTCGATGAAGCAACCGGATCCGCTCGGCGGTGACTCTTACGAATTCATAGTGGGGCGGCCGACGAAGTATGATCCAAAGTTTTGCGCGATGATTGTTCAGCACTCGAAAAACCTCGGCGGAACGATCGGATCTTTCGCCGCGATGATCTGCGTCGACCATTCTACGATCTTGGAATGGGGTAAAAAACACCCTGATTTTTCCTTAGCTATACGCGTGGCCAAGCAAAAACAACTAGAGGTCATGTCAAAGCTTGGCTTGTCGGGGATGCTTGGTAAGAATGGCTCAGGCTCCTGGCAGGCGGCGTATATTTTCATGATGAAGGCGCGCTTTGGCTTGCGCGAGGACGGCCCGGTTGACGTTGAGGACGTCGAGCTTGAGTTTAACTTAGAGGACAAGGAAGAGTGAGCACACGTAGCTTAACAGATCTAGCACCGAATCCGAAAAACCCGCGTCTCATCTCGACCGAGAAGTTAGAGTTGCTAAAGGCCGCTCTTACGGAGTTTGGTGATCTCGGTGGCGTAGTCTACAACCGCACATCGAAGCAATTGGTCGGCGGCCATCAACGCATAAAAGTATTCGGCAAGGGCGCGAAGCTCGTCGTCGATAAAGAGCACTCGAAGCCGACGAAGGTCGGCACGGTCGCCGAGGGTTACGTCTTCGTAAACGGCGAGCGGTTTCGGTATCGCGAAGTCGAGTGGGACGAGATCAAAGAGAAAGCGGCTAACATCGCAGCGAACCGTGGTGCCGGTGAGTGGAATCTACCCGAGCTGTCGACCTGGTTGCGCGAGATCGATAGTTTTGGCTACGATTTAAATCTCACCATGTTCGGCGCCGAGGAGCGTGAGCAGTACCTCCGCGACGTCGATGCTATTAATAAGGGCGACGAGAATGAGGCGTGGGCCCAGATGGGCGACGAGCATGAGTTTAAGCCTGGCGGTGGTTATACGACGATCATTATCCACTTTAAGTCCGAGAAGGACCGCGAAGGCTACGCTGCTAAACATAAGTTGAATATCGAGTCGCGATCGAAGGCCGCGTGGACTGCTCGCGCCTAAAGCACCCCGTTTATATTATCTCGAAGGGTCGAGCCGAGCGCCCGCTCACGGCTCGCTTTCTACTTAAAGAGAATATCCCGTTTCGCATCGCCGTCGAGCCGCAAGAGTATAAAGCGTACTGCGAGACGATCCCGCGAGAGTTCGTCGTCAAGCTGCCGTTCTCGAATTTAGGTATGGGCTCGACGCCGGCACGCAACTGGTGTTGGGAGAATAGTATCGAGCGCGGGGCGAAGTCTCATTTCCTGTTCGACGATAACATCTATGGGTTTTATGCCTACAACGGCGGTGCTCGTAAGAGATGCCCAGCGCTTCCCGCCCTAATAGCGCTGCAGGATTTTGCGGCTCGATTCGCCAATATAGGGATGTGCGGATATAACTACTCGATGTTTGCGCCGAAGACAGTAACGCGCGCGTTCTTCTTGAACTGCCACGTCTACTCGGGCCTGCTCATTAATAACCAGATCCCGTTTAAATGGCGGCTGAAGTACAATGAAGATATTGATCTAAACCTGCAGTGTCTTCATACAAAAAAATGGTGCACGCTTGCCCTGAACACCTATCTGATTCAGAAAGTATCGACGACGGCCGCGATGGCTGGCGGCAATCAGACGGAGCTGTATAAGGGAAACGACCACGCCAAGAAAAAATTAAAGACTAGATCGCTCGAGCAGATCTGGCCCCAGTACGTGAAGTCAACCTGGCGCTTCGGTCGGCCGCACCATCAGATCGAGTGGTCTAAGCACTTCACGCAACCGCTATTGCGGCTACGGTAGCCGAGATGAAGGTCACGCTTAACTATCGCCGCAACGCTCATCAGAGAGAGTTTCATGACGATACGGCTACTAAGTTTCTGCATCTCTCGTCCGGCTTCGGCGGCGGAAAGTCCTTCGCCCTGGTTATGAAGAACCTTCAGCTCTCGATGCTGAATCCCGGTATCGAGGGTGGCTGTGTAGTGCCCTCTATCCCGGACTACAAAAAGGATTTGCTGCCTCTGTTCGAGGAGATCCTCGAGACGAATCGAATTAAGTATCGGTATCACCAGACGGATAAGTGGTTTCGTTTTCCTTGGACGACGGCGAAGCTCACGATCGCAACGGCCGAGAAAAAGATCCGTGGCCCTAACTGGGGCTGGGCGACGATCAACGAGGCGGGGCTAATATCGCACGAGCGCTTTAAAGAGACGATCGGTCGCGTGCGCTTACGGGGCGCGAAGTGCCCACAGATCGCATCCTCCGGTACGCCCGAGGGTACGTCGCATTGGTTGCATGAGGTCTTCATCGATCAACCGATGCGAAACTCCCGCATCATCTACGGCGATACGCGCAACAATCAAGCCAACTTATCTGACGATTATATAAGCACGATGGAGGATAGCTTCGATAGCATCATGCTTGATGCGTATCTGCGCGGGCTGTTTGTGAACATGAACGGGTCGCGCTTTTACTACGCCTACGACCCGAAGCGAAACGACAACCTAGAGATCGAGCAAGTCGAAGGCGCCGAGGTGCACGTCTCGCTCGACTACAACGTGAGCCCGATGATCGCTACACTTTGGAACGTCACCCAGATTACGAACGCCAAGGGCGTGCCTCTCATGAACGCGCAAGGTTATCCTATTGAGCGCGCAACCGCGTTTGATCAAATCGTGATCGAGGATGGTGCCGACACCGTCAAGATGTCGGCGGCCTTCTACGCACATGGGCTTGACCCTGAGACCACCACGATCTATCCCGATCCGGCTGGGCGCAACCGCTCCACACAAGGTGCGCCCGACAACGTGCAGTTGAAGAACAAAGGGTGGAATAAGATTCGCGTGAAGCTCGCAGCGCCTCAATTCCGTAAGCGCCAAATCGCTGTTTGTAATCTGCTCGCCAAAGGGCTCATCCAGCTGCACCCTCAACGCTGCAAGGCGCTTAAGAAAGATTTCGAGGCCGTCGAGCAGGACAAGGCCACCTATGAGAAACTCAAAGACAACCCCAAGCTCACCCATGCAAGCGATGGTGCCGACTACTTTGTCGACCTAAGATTTCCTTTGTCTGGACAAAAACCAGAAACGCGTTCTACTAAATACAGATAACACTTTCATTGGGGGCTCACCATGGCTGTCAAAATCAAAAGCGAAACGGACTTGCTCAATATTGAAACGCGCAAGGCGCTCATCGACGAGTTTGCGGGCGCGCCCAACCAACGCCGCAAGGCCGAGGCCTTCAAGGCGTATGAGTGCTTGAAGGATAAGACGATCAACTACGTGTACGACCTGCTCACCAAGCAGTTCGAGCCCGACACCGTGGCTGAGATGCAGTACGCGATGACGAACGTCTCGATCTTACGCAAGGTGATCGACAAGTTGGCCAAGGTGTACGCGAACGGCGTCAAGCGCACGATGCCTGAAAAGGAAAGCGCCAAGCCTCAGCCGCTCAAGAAAGTCACGCTCCCCGTTGGGGCGCCTTACGAACAGGGGGCTGAGGACCAAGCATCGTTAAACGACAAAGCCTCCACGCCCCCACAAGACCCAAACGCTGTCGACGATGCACTTGAAACCCCAGCCGAACAAGTGGCTTCGGCCGTTAGTCCCGAGACGCAACAGATCGAGGACGCGGCCAAGTATCTCGACATGAACAAGCAGATGAAAAAGACGAACCGTTATTTCCGGACGTTTAAGAATTGCTTGGTCTACGTGCGCCCAAAACAGAACGAGGACCAATCGTTTGAGATCGGGATCGAGGTCCTGCCACCCCACCACTATGATGTGGTTGAGAGCCCACTGAACGCGCAAGAGGCGCTAGCGGTCATCATTTCCGATTACGTGCCCACGCGCAAACCCTTGTACGCCATTGGTGACGCTGCACTCGCGGGTCGTACCGGCTACCGTGAAAGCCACGTGGTGGACGCCCCGATTCAAAACACGCCCAACACCGGCATCGTGCAAACGGCGCAATCAGGCGGCTCGGGTGAGGATAAGAAAACCTACATTTGGTGGACTAAGAATTTCCATTTTACCACCAACTCGAAAGGCGAAGTGATCTCGGGCCCTGATATCTCTAACCCCGTCGTCAAACTCCCATTCGTCAACTTTGCGGGCGACCAAGACAACTGTTATTGGGCCGAGGGCGGTAGCGACTTGGTGGACGCAAGCATCAAGATTAACGTCGACATCACCAACACTAAATCAATCGGCGTCTCCCAAGGCTACGGCCAGATGTACATGACGGGCAAGAACTTGCCGAAATCGATCAAAGTCGGGCCAACGCACGCCGTGCAAATCGAGTATGATAAGGACACCGACCCGGTGCCTGACATCGGATTTCTGTCGAGCAACCCACCCTTGGGTGAGCTGCAAAAGTTGATCGAGATGCAAGTCGCGCTTATGCTCACGACCAACAACCTCTCGACGTCTGGGTTCTCGCTCTCACTCCAAGGCGGTAAGGACTTCGCCTCGGGCATCGCGCTCATGATTGATAAGTCTGAATCGATTGACGACGTCAACGAGCAAGCCGAAGTGTTTATCAAGAAAGAGCCCGAGGTGTGGGTCGTCGCACGCGATTGGTTTAAGATCTACTCAGGCAAGGGCTTGCTCTCTGACAAGGCCAAGGTGGTGAAAATCCCCGAGGCGGTCGCGGAGCTAAACCTCCAGTTCCCATCACCTAAGCAGGTGGTGAGTGAGAAAGAGCAAATCGAAAACCTCAAGGCGCGTAAAGACCTCGGCCTCAACACCGAGGTGGAACTCATCATGCGTGATGACCCGTCGCTCACCGAAGAGGAGGCGACTGAAAAGCTCGCCAAGATCAAGGCTGAGAAAATGGCCAACATGGACAACGCGGTCTCGGCTATGATGGACCAAGGTGGGGGCGACAATGGAGATCAAAGTCAAGAAAGCGGTGGGGTCGGAAAGCAAGACGGCAACAACGCTGGACCTGGGTTTGGGAAACCTCCCGGACAAAATCCAGTCGCGGGTTAAGCAGGACGTCGGCGAGTTCTTAGTCGAGTCGCTCCTCTCCTCTGCGGCCAAGGGGCAAAGCTCCGTCGCCGGTGAGGGGTCGTTCGAGCCGCTCTCGCCCCAGTACAAGAAAAAGAAAGTAGCCGATGGCCACGCGGGCAAAGCGAATCTTGAGTACAGCGGCGGTCTCCTCGACTCGCTTACGTTTGAGGAGACCGGCAAAGGCATTGAGCTCGGGTGGTTTGGTGATCAAGCAGGGAAAGCAGACGGTCACAATAATCTCTCAGGAAAATCCGCACTACCACAACGCCGCCTACTCCCAGACGTCGGACAAACCTTTACAGATTCGGTTCAATCCGGTGCCGAGAAAATAATCGCGGACGCCATCGCGGACGCGGTTGATTTTGATGCGGCGGATTTCGAGGACGTCGAGACCAAAGCCGATCTCTACACCGTGCTCGATGACTACTTCCCTGACATGAGCCGGGCTGAGATTAAAGCGACGATCGCGCGCACGCCTGCGCTCGCAAGCTTGCTCGACGACCAAGACCTGTTTAAACTTCTTTGACGGGGGCGACATGGCAAAGGTGAAGACCACGGTTAGGTTTCAAATCTTAGAGCTGCTCGATTCGTTCGTCGACCAAACGACCGCGAACACGATTGGGCAAACCGTGGTGGACGAGGCCAAGCGCATGATCTCCGAGGGCCAAAGCCCAGTACGCGGCTACGGTCGATTCGACGGGTACTCGGACACGTACAAGCAGACGATCAAGAATAACCCACGCACCGAGTTCAGCGACAAGAACGTTAGGCCGGTGAATCTGTCCCTTACCGGCAAAATGTTGTCGCTGTTTGGTTTCCGCGTGCGGGGGCAGGCGGTCGAGGTGGGATTCGTGCGGAGTGGCGAACACGCTGAACTTGCCGAAATCCACAACGAGGGTTTGGGTAAAATGCCACAACGGCGCATGGTTCCGGGCGATGGTGAGGAGTGGTCGGTCACCATCATGCGGGCGATCCGGGACGTGTACGAGACACGCCTAGAAAAAATCATTCGACAAGCAAATAAAAGAGAGTAGCTTTTAATTTCTGTACTCAAAGAGCCGTGCTCTTGCCGATGTCGGGCCGTGCCCAATTCGGTGTCTCCAACCCCATCGAAGGGCCGTGCCCTTCACACTCAAGCGAGGTGTGCCTCGCCCTAAGGAGTTCTCTATGTGCCCCGACGAAATTGTCACGCCTACTGTTACACCACCCCCAGCTACCGTGACTGTCACGCCGCCCCCAACGACCACGATCAATCCAGCCGATCACCAACGCGCGATCGACGACATGCTCAAGCACAAGACCCGCGCGGCTGAATTGGAGCAACAACTTAAGGCGGCGTCCGATGCAAAGTTGAAAGAGTCGAACGACTACAAGACTCTTTCGGAACAACGCGAGACCGAAGTCGCAACGCTGAAGGCTGAAAATAAGCGCATCCAAGATGCGATCGTCGAGGAGAAACGCACGACCGCACTTAAGTCCAAGCTCACCTCGATGGGATTGCAGATCCGCCCTGAGGCGGAGTCGGATCTTGAGGCACTTGACTTATCTGGACTTCGCATTGAGACTACCAGTACAGGCAAGATCAACGTCCTGGGTGTCGGCGAATTCGCCGAACGTTTGAAAGCGGCCAAGCCGCATTATTTCGCCGACAAAGTCGCGCCAAACGTCAACACCACTGGAGCACGCGTCCTCGATTCGGGCGGCGTCATTACCCCACAAGATTTAATTGCGGCAGAACGTGAAGGTCGCAAAACCAAGAACATGGGCCCGTATCAGGAGCTTATGAAGAAGTACCAACAACAGCGAGTCGCAGGTCGCGGCTAGCTTTCACTGAGGAGAGTTCACTATGTGCCCTGGCGACGAAATCATGACAGCTGGTTCAAACCTTTCGGCGATCGTGCCAGAGGTTTGGTCTGCGAATTACTACGACGTTCTTTTGGCCGACCTTGCATTCAGCTCGGTGATCTCCACCGACTACCAGGGCGAAATCTCTGACCTGGGCGACCTGGTCAACATCTCCTCCTTCCCTGAGTTCGACGAAGGTGAAGAGCTTGCCGAAGACGAACGCGCGGACGCCAAGGCACTCACGGTGTCGGGTCAGCAGCTTGTCATCAACAAGCGCGTCGTGAAGGATTTCATCGTCGCTAAGAAAGCCATCCTCCAGAGCTTGCCCCACATGGATAAGCTCCGCCAGATGGCGATCTACTCGATTCTTAAAAAGATCGAGCGCACCATCATCGAGACGATCGTCCCGAACGCCGCTACGCCCGATCACTCGATCGCGTACACTTCGGGCACCACGCTCGCTCTGGCCGATCTGCTCGCGGGTAAGGAACTCCTCGACACGCAGAACGTGCCAGGCGCCGACCGCCACATGGTGTTGGGCTCCGCTCAGCTGAACGATATTTTCAATATCGTCGGCTTCACGTCGAGCGACTTCCTGCTCGCCGGTGGTCCTCTCCAGAACGGCCAGATCCCTGCTCAGCTGCTCGGGTTCATGCCGCACTTCACGACTCTCGTCGGCAACGTCACCTATCTGTTCCATCGCTCTTTCATGACCATGGCCTCTCAGCAGGGCATGGACGTGAAGGAATACGACTTGGGTGTTGACGGTAAGCGCGCAACTCGCGTGAATCTCGACACGCTGTACGGGCTCAAGCAGCTCGACGGCCTCCGCGTCGTTTCTATCAGCTAAGCGAAAAGCTTCGGGCGAGCACCATTGGGGTTGGTGGTGCTCGCCCGGATTCGCTCAGCCCAACAAAAACTTTCCAAGAGGGTTTCACATGAAATCATTCATTTCCGTACTGGCTCTGTTCGCTATTCTCGCCTCCGCGCTCAACGCTTTTGCCGCCGGTCCCGGCTTCAAAGGCGAGTGCTGGGAAAAGACGTTCTATCTCTACGGCACCGCCGGTAAGGGTTCGGCTTCCGGTCTCTCGGCCGGCAACGCTAAGCCTTTTGTCGACGGCGACCTGATGTCGATCGAAGCCGGCACGGTCATCACCAAGGCCTACGCGATTGTTGACGTTGCCATCACTGGCACGACCAACCTCGACATCGGCGACGATGACGACGCCGACGGCTTTGTCGATAGCTCCCTCTCCGTCACCTTGGGTACCCCCGGCATGTACGGTTGGGACGCCAAGCTAGCCGGTGCTTATCTGCGCGTGCAGACCGCTGGTGCTACCGATGCGGCTGATATCTACGTCGTCCCTTCGGCCAAGTACTACTCGGCCGCTGGTAAAGAGATCAAGCTCGACGTCACCGGCACCAATACCGCGGGCTCTGCTCGCGTGATCGTGCAGGGTTGCAAGGTCGGCGCGTGAGGTTCTGACTGCGAGGCGAGCAAGGGTTGTCACACCACTCTTGCTCGCCTTTTTCAACTCTCGGCATTTAAAAAGGGGTAAGCAAAATGATCTTGAATCCCGCTCACGCTGTTACGACCGTTAGTTATGCCGATTACCCACCCGCAGCGACGTTGGTTGCGACTCTCTCCAATAACCCATAAGGATACTCAACTAATGTCTAAACACCCCCACAGCCCAAAAGAGTCAGCTAAGCCACACGCGCCCGCCAAGGCCGTGCCGGCTTCTAAAGCTGCCGACCCCTCACCCGAGGCGCCAAAGTCTCAGGGTGGAGCGGGAAACCCCGTTTCCGGTGGAGTGCTCGCCGAGGTTGGGTCCGGACCGAACGCCCTCGCCGATCAGGTCGTCAGCCCTGACGCCCCGCCGCCCGCGCAGGCACCCTTTGCCGAGAACGCGATGCATGGTGGAGAGGTCCGGTCCGCTTCGGCTACCGCGCGTGCGGCAAGCGGATCGAGCCCGAGTGGGTTTGAGTACCCTAAGGCCAAAGAGTGAGGAGCTAGGTGGCGATACCCCCGACCACACGACTTCGGTTTGTTCAGGCCAAGACGCCCGAGGAGCTGACGAAGTTTCTCGGGCGGATTCGCATGCGCGTGCAGATCTACGGCGCGCCTGTTTGGGACGGAGACCGATGGACGCTTTGGTTTGTGCCACCTGACATTGCCGAAAAAGACGTTAAATCGATGAGGCTTTCCTAATGGGTGTGGACGATAGCGGACTTGAAGTCCTAAGAAAAGCCGCACAAGAAATCACACCTGGCGATCGAAGCAATTATGTTTTGCAACTCGCGATTTTGAAAGCGGAGGGTAGCGTGCCAGTTGACGATAGCGGCCTAGAAGTGCTCCGCAAAGTCGCCCAAGAGGTCACTCCTGGTGACAAGAGTAACTATGTCATGCAGGCAAAAATTCTTTCAGGCATGACAGTGCCTGTTGGCAGAACTGCCTATGTAGATTTAATCAACGGCGACGATTCTGCGGGCCAAGTCGGTGTCATCGGCGCTCCATTCTTGACTATCGCTGCGGCAGAGGCGGCGATCACTGACGCGGCTGAGATTAACCAGTACGTGCTCATGATTGGTCCGGGCGACCACGACGTTACGGGTCTCGTGAAGAAGCCTGATATCAAATGGCAAGGCCAGGGTGCCTTCTTAACGCGCGTCCAGGTGACATCCGGTAGCCTTGACCTCGCCCATGCCGACTACGCGCTAGCAGCGCACCGGACGGAGTTTGAAGGCGTCCGATTCAACCCCTGCCCGATTGTTTGTGACTTGTTCACGGTCGGGAGCACCTTCAGGGCTCAGTTTCAATTTAAGGATTGTTTCTTTGACAGCCCGTCTACTTTCACGGGCCGATCTGCAGAGGACTCCATCTTCTACTTTGGTGGGCGGATCGCCTCGACGCCCAATAGCTGGTACTCGATGTCGGTCTACATCTTCGGGATGTTCAATACCGGAGACGGAGGAGACGTCTACCGCATCGCTTCAGCTAACGGCAATTTTGCGCAAGCGTTTATCTTCGCATCGCTGTTCGGTGCACCGTTTAAGGTTGAGGGCGTTGACTTTGTCATCACCGGGTTCGTTGGGTGTATCGTCAACGAGCTCAGGGTAGACGGAACTGCTGCGGTTATTTACCTTGAGGACAGCACGACGATTGCGGAACCTGTGTTCAGCGGTGGGGCGACAGCTGCCCAGTTTGTCTATCTGTCGAACTCAAAGCGCACTGGGTACACTCCTGCGGTATCAGGAGACTGGTCTCCGGTTCCGACTCAGGTTGCAGAGGCGCTCGACCAACTCGCAGCGGCTTCGTTTAGTGATGAAAATGCGCGTCGATATGCGCTTCTAGTGGGGTACTGACAATGGCGATTCAAGAAAAACAGCTGGGCCGAGGTAATCCGGGAGCGGTAGCGACAACGCTCTACACACTCCCAGCCGCTACGACCGCAATCCTAAAGAATGTTGCAGTTTGCAACACCACGGCGAGCGCCCAGACCTATCGCATCTTTATGGATAACACCGGGGCGACTTATAACGCAGCGTCTGCCCTAGTCTATGACGACACGCTTGCGGCAAACGAGACCAAGTTCTTGGAACTCTTCGTGGGGATGGCGACCGTGGGCGGGACGCTTGGGGTTTATGCATCTTCCGCTGGAGTTACATTTTCTGCCTACGGAGCTGAAATCACATGATCACTACGTCACGCCTGACAGCAGTTAAGACTACGACTGATCTCCCCGAGGGGACTAACCTCTACTACACCGATGAGAGGGCGCAGGATGCCGTTGGGACCATACTGACGGACACGGCTTCGGTCGACTTCACGTATAACGACGCGGGCAATACGATCTCCGCTGCAGTACTTCCAGCGGGCGTGGATCACAACTCACTCTCGAACTACGTAGCTGACCAGCACGTAGCGCACTCCGGTGTGAGTATCGCGACCGCAGCAGGGACTAGCGGGCTATCGGGTGGCGGTACGATCGCGGCTACTCGCAACCTTGTTGTGGATATCATCGGATTGACAGAGGACACTGATCCAGCTGTGGACGACTCTCTCATGTACTGGGACACGTCCGCGTCAGAGAGGAACAGGATCCAGCTTAAGGACCTCATGTGGAATGACCCAAACCGCATCTACAAGATGCATTGGGAGTTCCTTGAGTCGTCTCCCGCTAACGCTGGGTGGACTGTTACGAGCTCTGGCGCAGGAGCTGCGAGCGCTACGAGCACCACAGGCGTGGATGCCACTGAGAAGTGTATGGGGGTTGTTCAGAGTTCTTCTGGGACGACTGCAACGGGCAGGTCCTCCGTAATGCTTGATCCAGCGAGCACTCTGTTCGGTAGTGCTGAGCTCCGCCTGATCCATCGCTTCCAGGTGGACACGCTGTCGACGGTTACTGAAGCGTTTACTGCCTATCATGGGTTCACTGACGTAGCTGCCGCTGGCGATCAGGTCGACGGAGCCTACTTCCGGTACACAGATGTCGGAGCATCCCCTAATTGGAAGTGCGTCACGAGAAGTAACTCAACTGAGACGGTTACTGACTCTGGGGTCGCCGCAGTTACGACCTTCGAGAAGTTTGAAATTGTGGTTAATGCCGCAGGCACGAGCGTGGCGTTTAAGATCAACGGGACTACGGTCGCTACCCATACAACAAACATTCCTACGGCAGCGAATAGGTTCACTGGCGTGGGTTGGAAGATTGAAAAATCAGTAGGTCTGACTAGTCGCATGGTTCGCGCCGATTACGTTGCTCTCATGGCAATCTATTCGGGTGGAAGGTAAGAATAAAATATGCCCACTTTCCCGGTCCTCGACATTGAAAGTCTCGTGCAGGAAAAAGACAAGACGCGCTTGAGCGGCGCGCAGTCTTTCGTTTCGGACGCGACCGACATCACAGATCTGTCGATCACACCGGGTGCTCTTGCGACCGAGATTGTATTTGACCTCGTGACCGCCCCAACCCTTCGCTATCTGGACTGGCAATTCGATTTCACCTTTGACGTGGTGACGGGTGAGAACGACACGCTTGATTTCGACGAGGGTGGTGGGCTCCTAACGGCAACACTCACCCAAGGCTCTTACACCATGGCGGCTCTTGCGGCCGAGATCCAAACGCAGCTAAATGCGGCAGGCGCGCTCGCATACGCGGTGACGGTTGATGAGAACAATGCGTTCACGATTTCCGCATCCGCGCAGTTCGATATCCTAGACAGCGCGGCTCTTTGGGTGCAGATCGGATTCGACGCGGCGGCCGGGAAATCGACGTACACGGGCGAGGACGTCGAGCGCGTAAGCAAATTGATCACGCTGAAGGTCTCGGGTGACCAAACGGATGTTGTCACCACCAAGACGGTTGAGGTGGTAAGTGAGCACGCGGATCGGCTTTTCTCGACCGACGACAAGCTCCGCAAGCACGAGGCTGACATCTTGAAATACCTGCCCGAGGGGCGCGCGACGTTCAAAGACGTGCACCGCCGGGCACAAGCCTTGATCTTGGCGTGGCTCGACACCGAGGGGTTCATCGATTACTTTGCAGACAAGATCACCCTCAAGCGCATTGGTGATATCTCGGACGTCTCTGAGTGGGCGACCCACATGGCTTTGCGCCTCATTTTTGAGGGCGTACAAAACGCAGTCAAAGACGTGTTTGAGAAAAAGGCTGAGACCTACCGCGAGCGCGAGGACTTTTACCGCAAGCGCTCGGTGATCAAGATCGATCTCAACAAAGACGGCGTCGCAGACAAGTACACCGAGCGTGTTGATGTGCGCTCTTGCCGGGTGATGCGTCGATGATTTTAGCAGCGTCGACCTACGCACGCACGCGGCTCAAAGCCCTCGGTCGCACCGAGTGGACCGATCCCAGCTTCGTCAATATCCCTCGTCCTAGGCTCGGAACGTCGTTCCACATCGTGCAAGAGGTGACGACGGGGGTATCTAACAACCAAGATAACCAGATTATGGAAGTGCCGATTACGGTGCGTTTACCATTCGCCCCAAACCGCAAACCCACCGATCTTGCGGACGCGGCGACGCAGTTTGCGGATGTGGTGATCGCCGATTTCATCAACCCAAAAAACCGTTTGACTCAAGCCAACCTCAAGAACGTCGTTTTCAACACGATGGCTCTAGACCCGCTTGACGACTCAAACGACAATGGTGTGATCGTGCGTCTACTTTTTACCGTGCTTGTAGTTACCTCAACCAGATAACCAAAGGAGAGTTTTGAAATGGCAAATTTAGCGAATATCACGGTTGAGCCGTGCCGGATTGAGTGGGACGGAACGGACTTCGGCTACACCCAAGGCGATATTGAAATCACCCCCGAGGAGCAAGGTGTTGAAGTCACCGCGCATCAAGAGGGCACCAACGTGCTCGACATGATCCGGACCGGCAAGACCCTTGAGCTGACGGTCACCTTGATTGAGACGGCCACCTCGCGCTTGCGCCAGATGCTTGAAGTCGGCGGGGGCGCAAGCCTCGATGTTGCCGAAGTCGCGACTCTCCTTTGCGTGGCCGACGTGTCGAGTTCGCTGCACGGGACCACTTTCCCGCTGATTGCTAAAGACGGGACCAAGTACCTGTTCCAGCTGAAGACGGGTTCTTTGGTTGCTCCGGTCATCCCAGGCTGGACGGTGGTGCAGATCACCATCGCGGCCAACGACTCGGCCAACACGGTGGCAGACGCGGTTGCCGCGGCGATCGATGCTCTCGCCGCCTTCGTCGCGCCTAACCCAGCCGCTGCTACGATCACCATCACGCAAGCGAGCGCGGGCGAAGTGCCAAGCGGATCGACCGCCGGCAACTCGGGCTTCACCTACACGGTGACGACCGCGGGTTCGTCGGATCTCTCGGGGTGGGGTGGGTCGAAAGACTTCACCGGGATGCTTGCCGACTCGGCTAAGCTCGTCCTGCACCCGATCTCGAAAGACGATCTGGACCTGACGTCTGACATCGCATTCTGGAAAGCCTACCCCATGGTGGGCTCGATCGTGAAATCGGGAGAGGCGCTGCAAACTATCGCCATCACGTTCAAGATCTTCCCAGACCTCACCAAGGCAAAAGCAATCCGCCTGTTCACTGTTGGAGACCACTCGTAAGCCATGGCCATCACAATCAACCCCAAGCAGAAAATCGTTATCGTCATCGACTCCAAAGAGTACGCGCTCACAAAGCCTACTCTCGGGATGCAGGAGGACTTCGAGGAGCGGCTGCACGAGACCAAAGAAAGCGGCAAGGGTGCTACCAAGCTCCTGATCGGGTTCTTAGTCGAATGCGGTCTACCCGTCGAGGTGGTCAAAAAGCTCGACGCTGACGAGATGGACGCGGTCATGAAAGCGATTCAGCCTCTAAAAAAAAGCTGAGACCTCTTGAGTTCCGTCGCGCTAAACTGAAATACACGTACGGTTTTAGCGAGGCGGAACTTAAGCGGCTCACTTGGGACAAGAGCGAGCTTTATTGGCAAGCGATCACGGTAATTGAAGCCCAAAAGATGTTGATGGAGTTGGCGGTTGCCGACTATCCCAACATGAAAAAGGCTGATAGAAATAAGTTACATCGCGAGATTCATAAAAAGGCGTACCCTAAGACTTACAACCCCACCGAGGTGCTCACCACCGAGGAGTTGGCGAAACGGATAAAGGCGGCCCATGGCTAACGAGATCGTCACAGAAATTCGGCTCGACCTCGATAAGATGCGAGCCGATTTGAAGCAAGCTGTTGACGACGCCAAGGACGCTGGTGAGAAATCCGGTAAGAGTATGGGCAGCGGCATTGAGGGCGGCATCACCTCTGCCCTGGGTGGTATCAAAGCCGTGTTCGCTGGAGCAGCCGCCGCGATCGGCGCGGCGTTTACACTTAAAGAGTCGATCCACGCCGCCATGGAGCAAGAGAGCGCCATCAACGCGCTCAACTCCGCCATGGCTTTGACGGGTACCTACTCGGACGCGGCGGCGGCGCATTTCAATGACCTCGCAAGCTCGCTTCAGACCACGACCGTTTACGCTGACGATATGATTCAGAGGGGTGGCGCTTTACTCGTCACGATGGGTAAGCTCTCCGGAGACGGGCTCGATCGCGCAACCAAAGCATCGCTCGACATGGCGTCAGCCCTCGGCATAGACGCGTCTCAGGCATTCACCTTGGTGGCAAAAGCGGCTACAGGCCACACCGAGAGCCTTAAGCGCTACGGCATCCAGGTGTCCAAGACCGGTGACGATACCACCGATTTTAATCGGGCACTCACCGCCCTTGAGAGTAAGTTTAAGGGCTTTGCGGAGCTGCAGTCGAACACCTTTGCGGGCGCGCTCACTAAAACCAAAAACCAGTTTGGAGAGATCTTAGAGAGTATCGGCAATCTCATTATCAAGAGTCCGCTGATCATCGTGCTCATGGATCGGCTCGCAAAAGCATTCGCAATAGTCGCAGACTCGATCACCAAATGGGCGGAGGGACGTGATGTCATCTCCGAGCTTGCCGATGTGCTCATTGAGGTGGGCCACAATCTAGTCACCTACATCGTTGCTCCGCTTGAGCTAGTCTACAATACGGGCGTGCTTGTATTCAACGGGCTCAAGACCCTGATTCAGGGCTTTATTGTGAGTATCGCCGAGGGCGCGTCGGCCATCACCTCGGTGCTTGCCGCACTCAGCCCCGAGCGCTTTGGTGAGCTGAACGCATCGGTGCAGGCGTTCGCAGAGTCGTCAGGCGCGGTGCTCAATGATTTCGCCACGCAAACGGGCGAATCGATGGACCAGATATTCAATTTCGACGCCGCCGCACAAGCCGAAAAGTATCTTGGACAGGTCCAAGAGTTTGTCGACAACGTGCAAGAGCCCACCAAAGCGAAGCTTGCGGAAATGGGTAAATCTGTTGCCGAAGTTTCTTGGGCCCAACAGTTTGCAGATAGCTTCATGGGCGCCGCTAAGTCGATCGCAAACTCTACCGAAGCTATGGGCCAGAAATTTGCAGAACTTGGCACCAAGATTTACGCCACCATCGGGACTGGCGTGACCAATTCTTTCGCCGCTATGGGCGCCGCGATGGCTAAGGGCGAGAACGGGTTTGCAGCTTTCGGCAAGGCGATGATCGGCGTCTTAGGTGACATAGCGATCCAAGCCGGCTCCACCTTCATAGGCATTGGTGTGGCAAAGGCTATTGCTTCGGTCGGCTCTGACCCAACAGCCTATGCGCTTATCGCCGCCGGTGGCGCACTCGCGGTCCTGGGCGGTGCTCTTAAAGCCTACGCGGGTGGGGGCGGTGGGGCGTCTGCCCCGGCCATTAGCGAGAGCGGCGG